AACTTCTCCTAAAGGTAAATACCCATCCTCAATAATAATATCAGAATCCTCTATTTTATATGATTGTCCTCCACGTAAGGTATGAAAATTTAAAGGATTACCTTTACGTAGGATAGGCTCTCCAGCTATAATATCAGCTACATATATTTCCTCAGCAACAGTTAGTAAATCTTCAAATCCCCTGCTAAATTCCTCTTTTAGTGGTAACCCTCCAGGAGCTCCACAGCGTAGCCCATACTCCATAACTTGCTGAACCATACGTTCACGCCTGTCTCTGTAAGTAAGTCTCCATTTATTAAATTCCTGTAGTTCCTGTTTAGTCTGTTCATCTGAGGTATTGTTGGACATTAACCTTGTCTGCACAAATTCATTGAATTTTCCATCAATTTCTTGTTGCTTCTCATTCCAGAAGTCTTCTGAGATTATAACTGCTACAGGATTGAAGAGTCTTCTCCTTTCCTCCCCTATAAGAATGTTTAAATTTTGATTAAGTATTGGATAGTTTCTGTAAGTTGCTGGAAAATCCTTATCCTCAGCAATCTTGTAAGGATTTACAACCTTTTCTATCTCTTCCTTATGTATAATATTTCTTCTTAAGTCATAGTTAATGACCTTTTCTCGTCTACTATTACGAATATTTGCATAGGTGTTTTGATTCCACCAAGTTAATGATATACCTGCCTCAATATTTTCCTTGAACCACTTCTCATTCTTTTTAGCATCAGCTACCTTTTGAGAGGGGAAGTAATTAATGGACAGACTAGTTCCAAGTTCAGACATGTTGGTTATTTTAATGGTGTAAAGTTATCAACTTAATTATTTAATCTCCAATTCTATAGGACTTTTTTTGTCTGTCTATAACATAAGTCCCTGGAGCAGCATTGTAAAATCTGCTTACATCAAAATTCTGACTACTTCCAAACCCATGCCTACTAAAGAATGGATCATCAGCCAGAGTTTTAATATGAGTTTCCTGAGATTTAGTTTCAAACCTCTTTAAATCCTCCCTATAAATCATAGTCATACCCATAGCGGAGATTCTATCAAAGTTTCCATCAGGATTCCACTGTATCAACTCCTCAACATAGGCTATACTTCTAATCTTATGCATGTTGAGTTTGATAATTCTATTCTTATCTTCCTCATCTTCATCCTCATCCTCATTGTATGCAGTAGACACTAACCAGTCAGCTTGTAATCTTCTACCCCATACGTTAATAGCTTCTGAAGCTGGGGATCCTTTCATCTTATTTCCATACAACACTCCTTTTACCATATCCATATCTTTCAGGATATTAGGTAAATCACATAGTAAATGTAAGCAATGATTATTCTGAAAGTATCCAAACAAACCTTTACGAGTATTTTCATAGTTGGCTGTAGCTCCATAGTACATTAGAAGTCTTTTACAGATTTCATAGAACTCATATGCAGTTTTAGGTCTACCAGTATACTCAGCTACAATCTGGTCTGTCCAGGTATCAAATATTAAAATACTACCCAGTGAGACACTCTCTGTAACAGAGTCATCTTCAATAGGGTCAATACCTGCTATATATCTGAATGGAACGGTTTTACCTTCATGATTCCTGATAGGATGCATAAATATCTCTATAGCTCCTTCAGAACTCTCACCTCTTTTAGTAGGATAGCTCCTTATAGGAACCTGATTCACAGGTACTGCTTCTACAGATCCATCTACAATAGCAAGTCTTACTACAGAATGTGGGAGTAGAAATTGATTTATATTAGGTAAAACTTCAGCTCTATAATCCTTTAAATCTGCTACAGGAAAGATACTACCATCCTTTAGCATTATAGCTTCCTGAGGAGTTATAGGAAACTCAGCCTTTCTTTGAGTTAAAGCTGTAGGATCTGAAGAACTATTTTTAATGTTAAATCTATCTACAAGAATCTCTATTAAAGCCTTTATAACATCAGGTTCCCCTGTACTAGGATCATAACATCTAGCTCTATTTAAATAAGCTCCCCAGAAAAATCCACATCTGTTACCATATTCAGCTTTCTTATCATACACATTAGGTACTCCATAAATATTATAAGCGTCTGGGCTATAGAATAGTTTTTCAGAGCCTGCAAAGTCTGCACCCTTAGTCCCACCTGTGCCGCCACTGATTTGGGTCCCGTAAACTACATCACCATCCTCTGTAGAAGCTCTGTTAGTATTCCAGGTTTCCTCTAGATTTGGAAATACTCCATCTTCCTCATATTGTATAATAGGTCCACGTACCCCACGAGCTTTGTCTGGATCATCTTTTACGGAGATTCCATGTGCTGAGGATAAAAGTCCCTTACGTATACCATCCTGTTCATAACCCAACTGCTTCTCTAAAGGCTTGTTGATTAACCTCAGCTTAGCTAATGGAGTGGATATGGCTATCCAATCCAGTGTATCAACTACTTTACCAAATACCCCCTTCTCTCCTAGTAAGTACCCTTTATCAGAGGCTAAGTGGAAGCAGGGTAATCCAGGTTGGGTATACATTGTACATGGGGTTATAGCTCCAAATTTGTAGCTGAACCCTATGCCTCTAGCTTTCAACAACTTACAATGTCCTCCATCCTCTCTAGCTTGGTCCATATAATGGAAAAACAGGTAATCTCCTAGCCAGGGTCTGGGGAACTCTTTCTTTCTAACCCCCTTAACCTTATTCTTTTTCCTACCAGCCTTACTAACCTCAGTTTTAGCCTCCTCCAAGTTTATCCAGATTGGACTATAGTTTAGGTAGAAATAGAAATATCCTGGAATCCACTCTCCATCTGTAGGCCTAACTAGACCCTCTTTCCATCTTCTCTGCTCTTCAGCCCAGAATTTAGCATAGTCTGAGTTTGGATTAGAGTTTGGTAATAGTAAAGTATAGGCTCCATATTTTTCATGATGTAGTGCTGGTTGTCTAAAGTAATCCATATCCTCCAGGATGTGTGGATTAGTCAAGTCTACTATAACCTTTCCCTGCTCATCATGTGGTCTATCTTTACAGAATCCTCTAGCCCCTTCTGAAGCTACCAGATTCCTTATAAAAGCAATATCATTTATAATCTCCAACAGCTCAGTCTGAACTTCTCTGGGTAAAGCTTCTAGCAATTCCTCAGTTAGGGCTGTCTGATAAGAGTTAAAATTATAAACCATCTTCAAACATATTCATCTCTATTGAACCTTTTTTTCTACCCTCTACTAACTTCTGCTCTTTAATAAGTTCCTGATTAGCTGCATTCAAGTCTCTCATAATAATAGGAACTTTAGACAAAGCTCCTGTAATAGTACTTACTGGAGTTACTGCTGAACCCTTTGGAGTTCTTTCTCTTAACAGCTTCTCAGTTGTACGCAGGTAATTATTTAAATCCATGGCTGCAACAAGACTTCCTTCGTAGAGTTGTTCTATTACACTTTTACTTCTGTTACAATAAGTTATGGCCTCTTGTATTAAGGCATCGGGAGTCCATGTAACAGGTAATCCCAAGTCTTTCTTAATCTCAGCTGTCCTAATCTCAATTTCTTTAGTCTGTAAGTAGTCAGATTTTACATTAGTCATAAAGTATACAAAAGCTACATCTCTCTTAGCAGACTCCTTCTTTACTGAGGAATCCCTGGTTATAATAGTTGAGAATGGATGGATAAGAGCCAAACCTGGAGATATTTCTACCTCCCAAGTCTGCTTATTCAGAGTCAGTAGTTCCATAATAGATCTTTCCTAGCCTAATACTAATTATAAATAATCCTATTACCAATTCTACTATCTGATTATCATCTTCATCCACACCTTCACGGGTATAGAGTCCTAGAGACATTTCTCTTAAGGGATTTACCCAGTATATTCCTATATAAATTGCTTTATTCATTTTGTTGGTTTTTTGTATTTATATCTTTAAATAATTGTTTCTTCCAATCAGGTGAGTAGAATATTCCAAAGCCCTCAATTCTTGTAGAGGGGAATACTCCTTCAAGCCTGTTGCAGCTATTCTTCATAGTATGTACATGTAATAGATATGGAGATTCTACAATCTCTTTTATAACTTCTACTGGTAGCCCATACTCTTCAGCTAGAGCTTTGATAAATTTTTTAGTAGTCTCACTAGTCATAACTGCTGGGTACATATGTCAAACCACTTCCCAGATTTTGTACATCTGGTCCAGCATCTTCTCCTATAGAGTTTGTGTACAACTCCTTTATAAAGTCCTTCTCCTTAACTGAGTATCTATTTCTAAACCCAGCTTTCTTGGACTCCTCATAGAGTTTTTTAACCAATCCTCTAAATAAGTCCAACTCCTTTTCTCCAGTATCCAGATCATTCTTAAATGAGATTGTATAAATCTCTACATTGATTTTGTTGTAAGTCAGTTCCATATATCCTCAGGGTCTAAGTCAAAATCATGCTCTATATCAAGTTTAAGTCTCTCAAATATCTTGGCATGTTCTTTACAGTAACCCATACCATCTATTACTTCTACTATTAAGCCAGGAACTTTTCTCCCCTCTATCTGGCAAGCTTCACAGGAACAGGGTTTAACTCTCTTATTCATAGCATTTTACAATTTATGTTGGATTCAATTTCCGAGTTGAAACATTCATGCATTCCATTAAAAGTCTTTCTCGGTATATATTTAAATTTGGCGTATAAATCTTTTAAAGTTTTTTCCAGTTTAAAAATAATTTGTGGATCTCCCTCAATTTGTTGAAGCACTTTAAATTCATATGGAAGCATAGATTTAGTTCTAAATCTTTTATTCACTTTTTTGTAAGTTCTGCCTATTTTTATAAAGCTTTCTTCATGATTCTGACATTTAATGATATAAATCTTAAAAGAATCAAATTCTTTACTTATGTTGGCAGCCTTAACCCACTCAGTATATTTCCAGCCAGTTGGATCTTTTCTTCTGGCCTCTGATATTCTTAATTTGGCGCATCTGGGGCACATGTTTCCACTTAAATGATCTTTTGGAGTCTGAAAAAATTCTCCATGATCTGGACAAATAATTTTAACTTTGTCATTCTGCAGGTTGTAGTTCACACTAGTGTAATTATATTTAGCGTTGTGTTTTTGATTAGCTTTTGTTATAAAGGACTCTAATGTATTTCTTCTTTTTAATCCCATTTTTATCTTAGAACATGTAGGGCAACCTACTTTTCTTGATAAATGTTGATTAGGAGTTATATAAAATTCACCATGTTCTCTACAAATAAGTTTTATTTTACTGGCAGAATTTACATAGTCCACTTCATTGTATATGTATAAGTTTCCGTGTAATTCCTGAGCTTGATTGATAAAATAGTTATTTTTGTCAACACTCGTTTGTATAGTGGGTACGACTTTATTCTGTAAATGACTGAGTTTTACTTTACACTTCCCATATCTATTCTCAACTAACACATATTCTGAATTTATTACCGCTACAACCTTTAATTGGTTTTTTGACATAAATTCAGCAAAAGCTTTTCCTGTCATAACGGCATATATTCTAATAGAGGTAAAGTTCCGTTTTCCAAAACAACTCCACAGTTTATATGCATTTTATCAAAATGTTTCCCATAGGCCATAGCATATGATTTATCATCTACTCCACAGCCTACCTGCATAGCAAACATTTTTTTATTGCGTCCCACCGCATAAGTTATGTAACTCTCCGAATGATAATGTCCCTGCACAACTGATGTGGTATCGGCTAACATTCTATTTACAGCTTTACGCCCCGTTCCGTGAGTATATAATATATCGTCAAATATGAATTCCTCGGCATACTGCCAATTCGGAGTCTCTAATACTTCACTTATAGATTTTATCCACATTTTGGATAATCCCGCATTGAAAGATTTTCTTATTGGAATTAGATCATGATTCCCTATACACACTTTTGCATCTGGAAATATTCTATACCATTCGGCTATGGATTGTTTGGCCAATTTTAATTCCTCAGCTGCTCCATGCCCGTCAGGATCTGTATCATGGAAACTAGAAAAATGGTTATCTACCAAATCCCCTATAAAAATTACTTGGTTACAGCCATGTTTTTCATAAATAGCTTTGCAGAAATTAATATAGCCGTTTCTGCTAAAAGGGGGCATGTAGATCCCCTACAACTAAAATATTTCTTTTAATTGGGGTAATTTCAGGTAAATTTGGATTAACTTCTTCTGCTTTCTCCTGTACCCATAAGAATCCTTTAGCCAATCTAGGCGTATCTAGAGCTTTCCTGATAGTAGCTTCATCACATCTTAAGGTATTAGCAGCTTCAGTAATACTTTGGTAAGATCTGATAAACTTCTTATCAGAGGTTAATTGTTGGATTTTACGCATCTTTAATAAGTTAGGTTTAGGCTAATGTAAATATGATCTTGTCTACTTCAGCAAGAGCATAGCTTGGGTTTAAAGAGTTTTTATTCTTCTCTCCCACAATAAACTGTTTCTTCTTAAGTCCCTCTATAACAGTGTATACATTATCTACACTTATACCCAATACTTCAGCAATCTCAAGTCTGGTATCATAGTTAAAGATTAGAGTATTTCTCTCTCTATCAGGAAGCTCTTTCCATCTATTGTTGTACTTCAGTAACTCGGCAAATACCTGTAACTCTCTCTTTCTCAGTGAGGAGAAGGGTTTAAGATGACTGAGTAATTGAAGCATTACCTGGAACTTGTTGGTGGAGTCCACAGGTATGGCTAATTTTAATTCCATATGTTAGGTCTTGTTGATTAAATTCTCTAAAGGCAAAGCCTGGGATTACTCCGCAGGCTCTACTTTAGGTTCCACTCTCTTGTCTCTGTATGTAATTCCTTTTTTAAGATAAACAACTTCAGGCTTACCTTCAGCATTTTCTATAATGGTTGCATTGGATATGTGAATAAACTTACCACGTAGGTGATCTTTAGTTATCATACCTGCAGTTTTACGCAACCATTTAAAATCTTCCTGACTCATATGTTCAGGTCTTACTCCTTTGAATACTGACTTGTAATCTTCTTCTGAGTATTTAGGTTTGGTTTGTTGGTTAGTTTCTTGCATAATTAAAATAATTCATTATATTTCTCAGGTGTAATTTGTCCAAATGTCATAGCTATCCAGAGTACCTGTTCTCTAGCTAACCATTTGCTGGAACCTTCGTATCTTTCAGACATGGTTTGGTACACAGTATCAAACTGTTCTTTAGTTAGGTCTTTGAGAGGAGTTTTGGTTAGATCTTCCATTACTCTACAGTTCTGATAATTAACTCCCTGCTGTCCTCAGTATATTCATCTTCAAAGTAGAAAGCCTTTAGCAGACCATCTTCTAAAATGAGTCCTATGCTATCAGTATCCTCTACTACACTCATAGTATCAGGATCTATAAATTTTACTTTAAACTGGGGTATTCTGCTCATCTTCAATTTCCTCCCATACAAGTTCTTTATCTTCATTCTCTACTTTATGGTACTTGATTTTACCTGTTAAAGCATCTACTTGCCCATCTTTATAACCTTCTTCATAAGAATCCTGAATCTTGTCTATTACGGCTAATGTGGTGATGAGAGAAAAAGCCATAATAGCTATTATTTGAATTATCTCTAGTATCATTGTGCTAATCTTTCTAAAAGTAATGCTTCTAAGAGAATTAAATAGTTGACTGAATCGCCAATCTTTTCATTTACCAGATAAGGTGTGGGAGTGATATTCTTGTCTAAATCATCTATAATATCAAATACTGATACCAGATGTTTCATGAACATTCCTTTGAGAGCCATTTCAGGGGTTGAGTCTGCAATTCTAGCAGCTACTTTAAAGTTGTGTAGCCTGTCACCTTTAGCATATTCTTGAGCCTTGTTTGCTAATACTTCCTTTATAGCAACAGTACGACTCTCTACAATCTCATTAAATTTTGTTGAATCCATTTATAAAGTTTTGTGGTTTAAAAGTTAAGTCCTGGCCTCACGGATAGGAGTTAGGTTTCGTAGTGGCATTAACCAATCAACAATATTCAAAATCAAATCTTCTACTACGCTAGAGATGCAGCTTTAATTCTATCTAATTTGGATTTGTAATGATTAATTCTTTTATCTAGATGTTCTATTGGGAACTCGATAGCCTCGAATGTGTACCATTTAGGCTGATTATCATTGAAATAGGTTACTATGATTAATCCTTTATTTACTACAACTTCAGCTGAATTGTAATGCTTCAGGTGTAAGGCATACATATTTACCAAGGTTCTCAGGACATCTAATTTCTCATTTAACTCTTTCATGCTGTAACTTCAGATGTTGGTATTGCAAAGGTTAACAATATTTATTAGATTTCCAAATAAAATCTAAATTATTTTATTCCTAACTGTACTAATAGTCTTTTAAGTTCAGATTTGTTTTTAATAGTACCTTTATAAACCAGCTCAGATTCTCCCTTATTAATATTATCTTCAATACTTGTAGTTTCATCTTCATCAGTTACAAAATATCTATGCATAATTACTTTAAAAAATCTATCTTCTAGACGTTTAGGTTTATGATACCATCTTGGGAAATGTAATGTAACATACAAGAAATATCCATATTCCCCACTTACATCTCCAGAGTAATAATCTTCCCAACCAATCCATTGATTTTTAAAAGTTTTTTTAAATCCCAACTCCTCAATGTCTTGCTTGTCAAGGTATTTAACTCTAATATCTGTGGACTGCTTACCTTCATTATAAATATCTAAAATATCATTTATATCATATAAGTCTGCAACAAGGGTGTCCTTAATCCATTCCTTTGTAACAGAAGTTCCTGGTAATAATTTACCTCCGTAAGAGGCTCTTTCATACTCGAAACCTACGTGAAATTCCTCCATTTGAGGTACGTAAAATTTATTTTCCATCTTTGTAAATATTATAAGGAGCTTTTAAACTATAACTAGGAATTAGTTCATATTTAGTTGAGGATTCTCCTCTTCTAACCTCACCTGTGATGTCATAGAATCTATCACCAATCTTTGTAATAACATGGTCCAGATCATAATAAGCTTCTGCATTAGGAAAGACTTTCTTTAATATCAGGTAGAAATGATAGCAACTTCCTTCTGTATATACCTGTTGAGATCCTATAAAGGAATCCCTTATAGTTGCTATAAACTCTTCAACTGGAGAGGTTGAATATTCAGTATTCATAATATTAGGTGTTGATTAACTGGTACAAAGATATGTAAAATCTAAATAATATACAAATAAAAATCCCAGTTGGTTAGGCTGGGATTAAATTGTTCAGAAGATGTTTACTGAGTATCTCTTTTAATTGATTCTGCTTGTAGTAGGGAATCCTGATCAATGTAATATCCCATCTATGGCAGAATTTGGTTTTTCTACTATCATTTATTTTTCTTAAATCCAATTTACTGAAATCTCCATTATCAAATTTATCAACATATTGATAATGCTGTATACCATCAAATTCTATACAAGTTCTTAATTTTGGCAGATAAAAGTCAAATCTCAAATTTGGAAGATATTCAAAACTTGCTTCTTTTCCAAACTTAATATTATTTTCCAACAAAAATTTCCGTATCTTGTACTCTCCTAGTGACTCGATATAATCTTCCGGTATAACACTTTTCCATACTAACGGTTTGTGCTTATCCTGTTTAGGTATTGCTTGTACCTTTTTAACAGCTGTAAAATTTTTCTTACTTAAAGCTTCATCATATTTTTTCCTAGTTTCTTCGTAGGATTTCATCTTGTCAGCTTCAGCCTTCTTCTTTAACTGCTCTGATTTTTTTCTAATAGATTTTAAGGATCTGCGTGCCATCGGTTATTTTGTGGTTAGAATTAGACATGATTCTAAGCCCCTTTCCTCCAGTATTTTTGGGCTTATGAGTCAACCTCAAAGAAAAACCTATATTTTATAGGGAAAGAAATGTCACCTCCGTTTTAGCATTTACTTTAATTATTAGCTGTCTTGCTAATGCAAAATTACCTGATCCAATAGTATTCCTTTTATTAATTCACTCCTTGGAGATGGGTACTAAAGTTTTGAATGGTTTTTTAGATACTGCAAAGTACGTATATATTTTTGACAAATCCAAATAATTTGCCTGACAATTTATCATGTCATATTGTCAGTAATATTTTTAAAGTTTTTGTGAAATTTTTTTTTGTTAAAAATTTTTTTAAAATCCAGCGATAATGCGGATCTCCTCTCCTTCAAGCCCCCCCTAAGCTTTAAAATTGGAGGATACTACCATGAAATTTAAACATTCATTACAATCATCAAATGTTGCTGTGACTGAAGAAGTTAATGCAGAGTTATTAAAGCAACAATCAGTGTCTAATCAGGCTATGACTATAATAGCTGATTCATTAGGTGTTGAAGTCAAAGGTTACTGGTCTGAGTTTAAGGACAGGAATGATAAGGCTCAAAAGAGATTCAACTTATCAGGTGAAACTTGTCAGGCAGTGCTTGATGCACTAACCAAGCTTAAATAATAAAAGGGGTTTTACCCCTTTTTTATTATGTAGACTATTCCCTCTTAGCTATAGACTATATAATATGGTATACATTATTATCTTTATATCCTTAAAACATTTGCCTGTTTGAGTCAGAGGTGAAACATTATACAAACAGGACTTTTATTATCTTTGCAATACAACTCTCAAACATTTTATATTGGAGTAAGGCTGAATTAAGCCCCTGCACAATATAATGGTAGTAATACCTTGGTATGAATCCTATGTTAAAGTGGGAGTTGTTTTGCTTATATTTACTATAGTTTGTAGAGGTGATGTGGGGTCCATATATCATCCCCCCATTTCAGTCCTTATTTGACTATCCACAATAAACAGTTGATAACATTTAGATATAACATAACCTTTAAATTATGCATATCATGAAACCTTATGCAATATTTCATTATAAAATTGATTCTAAACATTTATTTGTATTTGCTCATGAATGCTCCTCTGAATATTATGACTTCATAGATGAATTTGGAAGTCCTTGGATTACAAAGGAAACAACAGCAGAATGTATAGAATATATTAAAACATGGTAATAAATAATATCCCTGATACATACTAAACCGTGTGTCAGGTATATATTAACCCTTATGGAGCAACGAGAGCATTCCATGAATATAGGTTCTATCGAGACTAATAGGGGAGACTATTATTACTAATCAGATTTAGGTGAACTAATGATCCTATCAGATTAAACTATGTTTACATTCAATATCAGGTATCGCACAATTCCTGAAGGTACGCCTGAACGTGCAAAGCTTTATACTAGTTAAACGAGCTAAACTCAATAATAGTTAATTGTTTAATATCCTAGAAGCGGGATATGTCTGAGATATAATGCGAAGTGAAACTCAGATTTACTATAGGATTATATTATGAATGTTGTTCCTACAATACAACTGAACCGGTTACTGCACTAATAGACTGCGCCGCAGTAAATAGTCTATTCAAACCTACCACATACTAACCATGTGTGGTAGGTATTTACAATGCATCATTCCAGCTTCCCAAGGGCTGGCAGTTATAAGTGTTTTAGGAGGGTACATTAAATATCACAAGGGATATTATACTGAGGCCACTATTATAACTGAATGCAGAGGGTAATTTGAA